GCACCAATTTGATGGTGAAAAGGTAGTACTGTGGAATCCCCCAATCTAGGGGCTTCCGCACTATTCCGCCTATTTAGAATAAATGAGGCTATATGAATATTTCTCAACAAAACCTGCAATCTGTATTAGAAGTTCTCATGGAGAAGTTCCCTAATAAGTTGCCTAAAGACAAAATTGCAATTGAAGAGTTGCATATAAAGATTGGACAACAGCAAGTCATCACATACCTTGAAGAAATATATGAAAGGTTAACAAAATGATACAAGTTGTCACATATGAAACAAAATACAAAGAACAGCTTGAGGTACTTCTTAAGGATCTGTCTCAAGAATTGTTCAATCAAGGTACGGTTAACATAGATGAATTTGTGAATAATCACTGGGTCATCTACTTAGCGTTGAAAGGTGATGAGGTAATTGGCCTTTCAAGTTTCTTTTACAATACCTACTATGGTCTACGTACTCCTACTGTCTGTAACACTTACTTATATGTTAAGCCAGAGTATAGGAGAGGAAGAGCATCCTATTTACTCTCCATACAAGCTGGCTATATAAGTGTTGACACAAACTTACCTCTTGAAACTTACTATGCTTCAGACGATTCTCGTGCGTTATCCAAACGAATGACTGGTACTCACCAATATGACTCGTGGATATACCAGCCAGAGGATATGAAAGAAGCGTACATTAAACACACTCGTAATTTTAAATTAAGGACAGACAAATGATCAAAGTAGAAATCGAACGTCTAATGAACGGTGGCGGTAAAGGCAGTTCTCAAGTTGTTGAGAAACCAGTTTACACTCCACCTCCAGCCGCTCCTGCAATTCAGGAAGCCGCTACTCAGGAAGCCGCAGTAACTCCTGAAGAAGAAATGAAGCGTAAGCAAGAAGCTCTTAAATCTGGTACTAAGTCTCTTCAGATTCCAACAACTACCGGTATGGGAGCTACTGGTCAAGTAGGTACTGGTACTGCTACTCAGACTCGCACAGGTCAGTAAGGAGCTAAGGTATGTCCAGTATCAACCAAATGCGTGATGTACCTTGTTCTTACCCAACAACTATAGGTCTTAACGAAAAGCTTGTAGGTGATAGTTCTACGGTGATAGCGGCTTTCCGCAACAACTCATCGATTACTAGCCTACGAGCTATCCTACAAACTATGCATCTACTTCCTCACGAACCTTCTGCGGATACATTGATGACTATTCAGTTTGTAGCACTACCTACAGTTATAGGTGGGACTTGGGAATCAATCACAGGTAGCGAACTAGAAGTAAACACAACCGCAACTGCTTTTGCAGGTGGTAAAGTTGCTCTAACGCTTTTCTCAGATGTCTCAGCTGCACACGGAAATTCTCCAGCCACAGCCTCAGTCGCCAGCTCGGACATGAATAACCTTGGCTTAGAGTTGTATAATGGACAAGCCTTTGCCGTTGTAGCCGAGTGTGAAACCGCAGGTGCAACCGCACACTTAGCATGGTCATTCAATTGGCTAGAAAAGGATTAATTAAATGGCAGTACAAACTTATGATGTTGCACAACTCCTAGCGGAGAACGCAACGTCTAAAGAGAAATTCTCTAAGCTTGATGCTGACCGCTCTGCTGTACTAGATCGTGCTAGGGAGTGTTCTAAGCTCACTATTCCTTCTGTTGTGACTGATGATGGTCACACTGAATCGGATGACTTAGACACTCCTTATCAGGCTGTTGGTAGCCGCTTGGTTCACAACCTAGCTAGTAAGCTCCTGCTTGCCCTACTGCCACCTAACGCAAGTTTCTTCCGTCTACTCCCTAACCCAGATGTGGTTGATTTCGCTAAACAGCAGGGAGCTGACGCAGAACTTGAAAAGAATCTAGTGCTCATCGAACAAGAAATGATGAAGCAGATTGAGCGTGAAGCTCTACGTGTTCCTATCTTTGAAGCGATTAAGTCGCTAATCATTGGTGGTAACGCGCTATTATACAAAACAAAGACTGGCGTTAAGTCATACAAAATGGCTAACTACGTCATTGCCCGTGATTACTCTGGCAACCCTACAGAAATCATCTGTAAAGAAGCTGTAACTAAAGACACTCTACCAGAAGACTTGCTACAACAGCTAGCACAAGACCCTGAGATTCAGGATTCTACCAAAGTTACAATCTACACTCGTGCAATCAAGAAAGAAGGCACATGGTATGAGTTCCAAGAAGTTGAAGGTATTCTAGTTGAAGGATCAGACGTTACTTACAAGGAAGGTGAACTACCTTTCATCCCGCTCCGTTGGACAAGCATTAATGGAGAATCTTATGGGCGTGGCCTTGTGGAGCAGTATCTGGGTGATTTTAGAAGCCTTGAGGCACTCTACCAGCTCCTACTAGAAGCTAGCTCAGTAATGAGCCGTGTTATCTTCGGTAAGAAAGCAGGATCGGTAATCGACGTAGCTGACATCAACGAAGCTGAGAACGGTGTGTGTATCCTAGGCGACCTAGAAAACGATATCACAACTCTACGTGTAGACAAAGGTGCTGATCTACAAGTTCCAATGAACATGGTTCAGGATCTTACTCGTCGCTTGGAACAGGCGTTCCTAGTTGCCTCTACTCGTGACTCAGAGCGTACAACTGCTACTGAGATTCGTTACATGGCGGCTGACCTTGAGAAATCTCTAGGCGGTGTTTACTCAATTCTATCGCTTGAACTACAGCGTCCACTAGCTACTATTCTGCTCAAGCAGTCTAAAGCTGACGTTAAGTCTCTTGGTATTGATATTGTGATCGTAACTGGTGTTGAGGCTCTAGGCCGTAACGTAGAACTTGACAAGATTCGTCAGTTCAACCAGCTAATCCAAGAACTAGGTGCTCCAGATATTATTCTGTCACGCCTAAATGTAGGTGCTTACATTGACCGTATTGCTAACAGCCTTGCACTTGATACAAGCAATCTCATTAAAACAGATGAACAAGTAGCACAAGAACAGCAAGCGGCACAGCAACAACAAATGATGCAACAAGGTGCTGGTGCTCTAATGGGTGCGGCTCAAGCTCAACTATCTAAATAATAGCTTAAAAGGAGACTATTATGGCTAAAACTAAATCGCTTTACGAACTCAAGCAAGAAGGCTTGAAGAAGAAAAACCCTAACACAATTACTGACGCTGACTACTTCCTTCGTGATAAAGAAGAAGAAGCTAAAGCAGGCTACCCTAACTCTATTGATATGACACCTGCTCCAGCAGCTCCTAAGAGCCGTTCTAAGACGACTTCAACTGAAGAGGAGTAATCCATGTCAGAAGATATTAACGTAGCTCAGGAAGCCCCACAGGGACTCTCAGAGCGCGAAGTAATTGAACAGGAAGCTATCGCTCGTTACCGTGAATCACAACAGTCCCAAGAGGAACGTGAATCAGGTATGCCAGAAGGCTACAACGAAGACGGCACTCCACAAGAAGAATTGATTGCTGGTAAGTTTAAATCCCAAGCGGACTTACTTAAGGCATATCAAGAGCTAGAACGCAAACAAAGTTCCCAAGAAACGCAGCCTCCAGCAGAGGCAGAAGCGGACAAAAAAGCGGACACGACTAGCTCAGAATCAGCCGATGAAGGCTCATTCGCTACCACTAAATACGAACAAGAGTTTGTAGCTAACGGTGGTCTATCCGAAGATTCATATGCAGAATTGCAAAGTAAAGGCTTCACACGCCAGCAGGTAGATGCGTATATCAAAGGACAACAGGCGTATGCCTCGTCTATCCAAACAGACATTTATAGTTCTGTTGGTGGACACGATCAATACGTTGATCTAATAAACTGGGCATCCGATAATGTAGAACCAGCGACAATCAAAGAATATAACGACGCTGTTGATGCAATGGATGTGGATCGCATGAAGCGAACCCTAGAATACATGAACCTAAAACGTGGTCAGTCAGCCCCTCGTGAAGCCCGTCGGCTTGAGGGCAATGCCCCTGTCGGTGGCGTACAACCCTACTCAAATAAGAATGAGTGGCAACGAGACATGACCAATCGCTTATATGGTAAAGACGCTAAGTACACTAACATGGTCGACCAACGTTACTTAGCTGCTCGTAAACGCGGTATTCTATAACCAGTTTAGACCCTTGGGGATTTCGTCTCCTTTACCCCTTGGGTCTATCTTATTCAAAGAGACACCCTCCGATGCTTGTATTTATTAGTATTCTGTAAGCCCGACAATAGTATGATGCGCCCTGCTATCTAGGACAACTTAAAGAGGAAACCCAAATAAAAGCTAAGAGATTTACTTAATACATAAATCACAAACATTTGAGGTAATTCAAAATGGCTCTAACTGTAAATAACATCGGTAACGTAACTACCGGTACTCGTGGTGTCCCAACGGACATGGAAAACGCCCTAGAAATCTACTACGGTTCAGTTCTTACTGCTTTCGACCGTAAACAGGTTTTCTTGGATCTTGTAACTACTAAGTCTATCGACTCTGGCTCTTCAATCTCTATCCCTGTAATCGGTCAGTCTTCTGACTCTCAGGTTGGTACTCACGTACCGGGCACTGAACTGTCTATGTCTGCAATCGCAGTTAAAGAGCGTATCATCAACATCGATGCTCTTGAATACTACGCACTAGCAGTTGACAAGTTTGAAGAGAAAGTTCTTCACTTTGAAACTCGTGGTGAGCTAGCTAAACAGGCTGGTGAAGCTTTAGCTGTTAAGATCGACAAAGCTGTAGCGGCTATGCTTGTTACTGCATCACAGACTTCTGGTACTATCGGTGGTTCTGCGGTACAGGCTGACGGTACTGAAGTAAACAACGACGTAATCGATACTGGTGCTACTCCAAAAGCTAAAGGCGACGCTCTTATTGAAGCTGTCTTCGCGGCTTCTGCGGCTATGGAAGAGAAAGACGTTGCTGGTGAGAAATACCTAGTTGTATCTCCAGTAGTTTACTCTTACCTTGCACAGTCTGACGCTGTGAACAAAGACATCACTTCTGGCGACAATGGCGGTATCAACAAAGGTACTGTTATGGAAGTTGCTGGTATCCGCATCTACAAATCTAACTACGTACCAGTAGATACTGCTGTAGACGTAGGCGGTACTGACAAGAAGCTGAAAGCTCTTCTATTCACTTCTGAAGCTGTAGCTGTAGCTAAACTAATGGATGTAACTTCTGAAGTTAACTACATCCCAGAACAACTTGCTACTCTAATGACCACTTACTACTCTTACGGTATGGGTGTTCTTAAGCCAGCTTGTTCTTGTGTTATCACTGGCGGTAACGCATAAGACTAATCTAGTCGATTGGGGAGTCCTTCGGGACTCTCCTCTTATATCTTTAATGGTATTTGCGGCTAGTATCATTAAAAATATAAACCAAGGAACATAACGATGACCGAGATAGATGCTATCAATCGTATGCTTCGCTACATCGGTGAACTACCGATTCCTTCTACGGTATCTATCGATAGCTTACCTGAAGGACACGAAGCTGTAATCTCTCGTACAATCCTAGCGGAAACACTACGAGAAGAACAAGAAAACAAATGGTGGTTTAATACCTTTGATGTGACCTTTGTACCAGACACAGATGGATACATTACACTACCACCTAACCTAATTGAATTTGAATCTATAGAATACTTTCGTGAAGGCGGCAACCTTTATACCCGTGACCCACTCTCAGGTGTCTTTACTGACCCTGTAGAACTTACTTGCCGTTTAGAAATTACATTCGACAACATTCCAGATGTCTTCCGTACCTATGTTGTACTGGTAGCATCTAAACACCTACACGTTTACTTGAACGGTGACGATACTACTCAAAAAGAACTAGATAATAAAGTTAATCTTCAACGTATCAAAGTAGAACGTGAACACCTAAAACAATCTAAATTTAACCTTGTACGTGGTAACCGCCTAATTGATAGGGGTACTAACCCCACAGCATTAATCTAGGAGTAGCTCATGGCAAAGATAAACAAGGTATATCCTCCGTTCTTTAACGGGGTATCACAACAGAAGCCTGAGCTTATTCTTGATAACCAGTGTAAGGCTATGGATAACTGTGTGCCTGACTTGGTACTAGGGTTGACTAAACGCCCACCAGTTAAACACGTAAGAACTATTCCATTTTCAGAATCCGCTGAGATGGCTTCAGGTCGCGTATTTCACTCGTATGACCGTGGTGAAGACTCTGAAGAGTACATCTTTGTAGAGACAGACGAATACGAGCACCCAGTACATATCTTTCACAAAGACGGTACTGAGATGGTTGTTGAGTACGATACTGACAACGAAACAGCTATCAAAGATTACTTAGCTAACGGTGGTCTTAAAGCCCTAACTGTACAAGACCGTACTTGGGTATTCTCAAAGAATGCTCAGGTTGGTATTGACTACTCAGACACTTACCCACTACAGCCCGACTATGACCGAGTAGCTTACTTTTGGATCAAGCGTGGTTCTGGTGATCGTTACAATCCATTTAACTATGCTGTTTATCTTAACAACAACATTTACGCTGTAGACCCTGACAAGCCTTCTAACGAAACTGTAGACCCTACCACAGGTGCAGAGGACTCAGACGTAGCGGCAGAACTATTGGCGGCTAAGATCAATGCGGCAACAGCTCAAGCCTACTCTGGTGAAATCACA